TGAACGGATGCCGAACAAAGAAAGAAATAAAGAAAGAAGTAAAAGAATTAAAAGAAAGAAGAAAAGAAAATAAACAAAAGAAAATTTCATGAAATATGATCTTATAGTCATAACAAAAACCATCAATGACAAAATTTTCAACATAACCCAAAGATGTATTGATTCTGCTCGTTTGGACAAATGTGACCTGAATGTGATAATGGTCGAAACGAACGGGCAGTTCAAGAACTTCACAGGAGTTGACACTTTTGTCAAATATGATAAAAATGTTTTTTGTTATAACTATGCCTTGAACATCGGCATTAAACAAGCAAAATCCGATATATTTATCCTTGCCAACAACGACATAATTTTTCACAAAGGCTGGTCAATTATCGGTGAACTTATGCTTGCTAATGAATATGAATCTGCCTGTGCGCTCTCAACTGATCCCCGGCAGAAAACATTTCAGCGAGGGAACTATGTTTATCACGGCTATCAAGTAGGCCGTCACATAGTCGGATGGTGTATTTTTCTTACACGGAAAGGCTATGAAAAAATAGGAAGACTTGATGAATCAATGGAATTCTGGTACTCAGACAACATTTATTCTGACCAACTGATTTACAATAACGTCAAACATGGCCTTTTTTGTAATATCCAGATTGATCACATTGCATCAATGACATTAAAGACGCTTCCATTTCGTGAGCAGAAACGTATTTCTTATGATTCACAGATCAAATACAAATCAATAAGCCGCAGATATGCCAAAAGAAAAGAGGGTGACTAAATTCTTTCCGAGATACTACAAATGGAACGCAGAAAACCTCGGACTATTCTTTTTCATCAAAGGACAGACATCCATTTTACCAGCAATGACAATCGAACAGGCTATTTTTAACTACCTTCGCTTTACAGGAATAACATTGGATGAATGGGACTTGGAAAGTATAAAAGCCACTTATGTAAGGCTTCAAAAAGAATACTATGAAAATACCGAGAAGGATTCAGGATCTTGTGAATAATAAGCAATCATTTATTGATTCACAGATAGGTAAGCTTGAAAACACAATAATCAAGCTGCAGTCCGACCTTTTGGATCAGATTATTTCCGAAGTCATTCCCATGCTGGAAACAAAGAATGGTGAAATCCTTGACACACCTGAGAACTATTCATTACTTGCTGAAATTGACAAAGTGTATGACGGCTTTCGTAAGGTGATAATGAAAAAACTGCTTGGTGAGATTGACAACACTTCAACTAAACTTATTGACTTCAATCATGACTATTTCACTGTCGCACTTACCGGAAATCTGCCAAAAAGGTTTGAAGATATCATGGAGTCTACACGCAATAAAACTGACCTCCGCTTTGGATTGAAGGGAGGTAAATTGGTTCGTGGTGGTCTGATAATGGATTTGATTGATACTAACTACTTAGCAGATGTAAAACATGAAATGTCGAAAGCCGTTAGTTCACAGATAAATATGGATGAGTTCCGTAAGTTGGTGCGTGTAATGATGATTGGGGATGAGCATAAAAAGGGACTTTTTGAAAAACGGCTTAAATGGTTGATTTATGATCTTTATCAGCAATGGGATAGAACTTATAACTTATCGTTAGCTGAAGAATTCGGGATGCGCCACTTTATTTATCAAGGCGGTTTGATAAGAGACTCACGTGACTTTTGTATTGCTCATAATGACAAAGTTTATACAACGAAAGAAGCTGAGGAATGGAAGACATGGACACCTCAGAAATCACTTGCAAAAGGCGAATTCCCGGCTACTCATACTGTCACTGACAATCTATATGAGACACCGGGATATATGAACTATTCCGGCTATGATCCACTTATAGACTTAGGAGGTTATAGCTGCCGTCATGTAGCTGCTTTTATAAGTGAAGAACTTGCAAAAAAACTCAGACCTGATATTGATAAAAAAGAAGAAATCAAAGAATTTACTGATCCTATTGCTAATCACTTCAAGGAAAAAGATGATGCTGAAAACTACCTTACTTACAAAAAAGAATACGAATGGCTGTTTGATTCATTGAAACAAAATAAAGACGAATGGGATAAGTTCCGTGAGAATAAGTCGAGAATGTATTCAGGTATGATAAACGAAGTGATGGGAAAAGAGTTCCCTACTGCAAAAACAGCAATGGAAGATTGGCAGTCATCGACACAGAAACGCTTTCCAGCTTCACTTAAATATTGGGCTTTGAAACTTGAAAAAATCAATGGGGAGATACGATTTTCACGATCTGAATGGTCAACAGACAGTATTGATGGATTTGGGCCAAATGTAGAAGCAGGCAATTATGTGACGAAAGAACACTATTTGAAGATAAGGGCTTTTAACCAAGCATATCTTGATACTATAAACTTCAAGCCTAGATTTCTTTATCGTGGCACAAGCGGGAAAACTGGCAGGGAAATGAGGGTTGATGTAGAAAAGGCTTTGGCTCGTGGAGAAGAAGCTGTTATCATTAAAGATGCACCCCTTGCAGGATATACACAAAGCGAAAAAGTTGCAAATACCTTTGGTGCAAACTCAGCAGGCATAACTGTATATAGGAAAATAACCAAGTCCGATGTTTTTCTTCACAAAGACCTCTTTTCAAACCTTACACGCTCCTATATGGAAGAATCGGAATATATTATCTTTGGCGGTGACTTTGAACTGACAATAAAAAATCACATTAAAACACGTAACTACAATTGGAAATGATAAAAAATGCTAATCCGACAGAAATTAAAAGAGGCAAACTTATAATAAACCTAGATTGTACTGAAGCCTCAGAAGACTGGCTTAAATTCGGAAGACTCACGGAAAAAGCCAAAAAAGGAGATAAAGAAGCGGAAAAAGAAGCTGAAAGGATGGATAACTCCGTTTTGTTCTCAGTAGAATGATTTGTTTATTTGAAAAAAATAGTTTAATATTGAACCTTTAATTGTTTTTTGAATTATGAAAGATGAAAAATTGAATGTAATTGTCGATGGACGATCACAACGCATGACAGCTGCTGCCTTCAAGATTGCCAAAGAGCATTTTAAGGCAAGGATCGAAAAAGCGATCTCAAAAGAAGTGCCTCCCGAACTTCTGAAAATCCCTCCAAAAATAGAAGTTCAAAAACCTGACCTCATCATAAAAAAAGTCGAACCTCCACTTAACGTGGAGAAGAAAGCACCCGTCAAAAAGACAAAGAAATGAAACAGTATGAGCTGAAGTCTAGAAGGACAGGCAAAATCAACTATGTCTCAGAAGAAGACTTGGACAAACTCAAAAAACTCGGTATGCTCGGACGCTACCAGATCACAGGCGTGGAAGCACCGAAGTTTATTAAGCCTCCTTTCGTGGAGAAACCTGTAAAAGAAAAGAAAAAGTGAAACCAGAAGAACGTAAAATACTGGATGACAGTTTGGTGAAACTGTTCAAAATCACTCCGGAGAAACTTGCCTCACTCTATAACGAGGCTGGAGATTTGATTGACTTTACTCCTGTTATCGACTTAGATGCCGAACGTGTATCAAGACACTCAGGCGAAAAGAACGATCAGTACAAGAGAGGTGTAAAAGAAGGCGCCCAGAAAATTGAACGTGAGATAAAGGAAAAGTACAATGTCGAATCTGAACTTGTGGGAATAGACCTTGTGGATCACATAATCGTTGAGAAGGTAAGTGAATCCAAATCTTCGGAGTCGATTCAGAAACACCCGGAATTCCTTGCTGCACGTGCCGGATGGGAAAAAGAACAGAAGGCTCGTGACAGGGAATGGCAGAAAAAACTCGATGACAAAGACAGAGAGTACCAGAGATCAAAAATATTTGACAGTGTCCGCACAAAAGCACTCGATCAGTTAGCAGAAGCTAAGCCTATCCTTCCGCAAGACCCTCGCAAAGCCGAGCAGTGGAAGCAGATATTCATTCGTGAGCTTGAATCCGGCAACTATCAGATAGCAGAAGATGGTACAATCCTCGTCCTTGACAAAGAAGGTAACGCCCTTAAAGATGATCATGGCTATAACAAAGTGTTTAATGAATACACAAAGGAACTAATGGAGAAATATTTCGAGTTCCAGACAGCTGAGCAGAGATCATCATCGGGAAATAAAGAACATTCTGGAACAGACAAACAATTCCCAAAATCCGAAGACGAGAGACTTACAATGTTACGTGACCCCGCTATAACTCCCGCAAGAAGAAAAGAGTTAACGGAGTATGTAATCAAATAAATTGTAAAAATGTCAACTGTAATTACTTGCGGATACCTGAATGTCATCCAGAAAATGGCTGATGACATCTGGAATGATCCTATGAAAAACAACGATCTTATTGCAGACGTTGTCAGCGCAAAAGCTGTGCTTGAAAACCAATCGGTCAACTTTTCCGAGATTCTTGGTTCAAAAACCAAAACACTCAAAGTCGAGTGGCTTACGAAATGTGATGTTTCTACTTCTTCATGTTCCTCAGACTGTGATATCACTGGCGACGATGCCGATCCTTCGTGCAAGGATTATGATGTCGACTGCCTGCAGGAATCGTCTTTCAAAGTGCCTATGAGGGCATACCGTGACCGGACAATCGAGATGCAGCAGGCTCTCGCCTTCAACAAGCTCATCCACATGGCTGCACTCGATAAATATATTGCTCAATACATCCTTACGGGAATCGTTGCAGCAGCTGGCACAAACCTTTATACCGGAGGTCAGGGAACAGTTGTCGGAACAACTACCTACATTGCTCCGGCATATTGGGATGACGGCATCTGGGCATATTTCGATCAGGTCAGGAGGCTCAACAAGTTCCGTAACCCGTATCTTATCAGTGGGAACAACCTGTATCAGCTTATCTTCAACCGTCCTCTTGAAGCCGGAAACGCCAACGGAGTAGGAAATTTCAGGAAGATGAACACCCTCAGGGTGTACCAAGACCCGGAAAATGTTGAAACTATCGCCCCAGGACAGTCGCTGCTTCTGCATAAGACAGCTGTGGCTTTCCTCAACAAAGCATGGAACCCACTCAATGCAGCCAACGCTGTGAACCGTGCAGGTCAGTATTGGGAATGGAGCGAAGAATCACTGAACCTGCCGGGAGTGTTCTATGATATCACCATGAAAGAGACTTGCGAAGGTGATGAATTCTATCAAGCTGTGAAGATAAAACTTCATGGACTTCTCGCTGTCAACCCTTATCCGTGTGACGAAGATAACACCGGGATTCTCGTGTTCGAGTGCGGTACTGGCCCGGAGCAGTAAAATAAAGATAAACTTTTATGTATATGTAAAAGACTCCCGTACTTTTATGGGAGTTTTTTTCTTTTAATACTGAATAATCATGGGAGCACCTTACGGTAATAAGAATGCAGCCGGGCCTCACCGCAGACGAAGGACATATATCGGCAGAGGGGGGAGAATCCTAAAATCAACAACCTATAAGGGTCAGATGCGTATGATCTCCCGATATACTAATCTGATGGAAAAAAAATACGGTCGTGGATGGCCTTAAAAATCTAAGTTATGTCAGTAAATACCTGTTATGATTATGTCGTTGGGTTCTCCCGCAAAGAAGATGTCTGTGTTACGGATGAATGGGATGATGCTTATGCAATATCCGATTCTGGTCTTTATATAGACGAACTCCCCGGTATGCCCCAACGCTTCTTAGCTTCTCTCGGTGGTAATTATGATATATGGGAGAAGATGACCAACGCCCGTGAGAACTCTATCAATGCTTTTAAGTTCGATATCGTTAAAATGATACTTGAACGGTTTGAGCCTGTAAGGAAACGATTCATCGGTGATATAGGCTACAAGTCATTTACCTCTCTGTTGAGTGACTATCCGTATCACGGTCAGAGGATGTTTTCAGATATTATCGGTGGAGCATTTAACCTTCATGGCATTTATTTGATCCTTAATGTAACAGAAGCGGTCACATTGAATATCTATGATGAGTATGATCTTCTGTACACTTATGAACTGCAAAGCACTGCTGGTCGTCCTCGTTATAATGCGATAACCCCGCTTTCTTTGCCACTCGGTGGAAACTATTATTTCATTTATACGACTACGGGACAGCCATACAACAACCAACTCACATGTAACTGTGGAAAATACCATTGGTGCTTTGACATTGAAAATCCATGTTACGGCCCTTCACGTGAGATATGGACTGAGTGGGCTATGATGGCGGGTATCGCAGGGGATGATCTTTCGGAAAGAGACGATTGGACTACTTCACGTGAAGGTGCAGGGATGATCTTACACGGAGACTTTATGTGTGACATCCACGCTACGTTATGTAGTGAACATTCTGACTGGACAGGAAATAAGGTTGATTTTGCTATTGCTAATGCTATATGGTACAAGACAGGCGAATTTCTTTCCGCTTATATCATGGATACAGAGGAAGTTTCAAAAAAAACACTACTCGGAATAGAACAATGGAACAACAATCGTGCTTATTATAATTCACGGTATGCTGAGATGATAAAATTCATTGCTGAGAATTTTGAGGACGAACGTAATGAGTGTTTACAATGTAAAAGTCCTCATGGATTTCGATTAGTTCATCAAATACTTTAATTATGGGAGCACCATTTGGAAACCGCAACGCAGCAGGGCCTCACAAAAAAAGGGGCTATGGACAGAAAAGCACCATGTCACAACGTGATGTCAGGATATTAAGCATGGGATTCAATCGGGGATGGCGAAGCTCGATGTTTACCGCAGCATCAAAAAGAGTTTCTGCAAGAAAATATTTCGGCGGATCGGTAAGCCGTAAGACTAAATTCATTCATAACCTTGATGCAGCACGTAAGTTTAATAAATGACACCTGTTGAACTGAGTAAAAGAATTGATGGGGTCGTGAAAGACCTTGAAGGCGGGGCAATAGAACAGATCATGGTCAAACTTGCCAACGATGCTATTGCTTTAATACGTCAACGTGTCACTCAAACAGGTAAAAATGCTGAGGGGATAGCTTTCAGGGACTATAAACCCGGATATAAGAACTACAAGATGGCTCTTGGTCGTTATAAAGGATATGTAGATTTCCAGTTTACCGGAAGGATGTGGGCAAATATAAAATTATTCAGCTCACCAGACCAACACCGGAAAGGCATAGCCAAAATAGCAGCGACTACGGTAGAAGATCAGGAAAAACTTGAATGGAACACCGGATCACGTGGGCCGATACTGGAATTGTCGCAGTTTGAAAAAGAACTGCTTTGGGAAGTGTACAACGAACAACTATTGAAAATATTTCGTAAAAACGGACTTTAAAACATAAAATCATGGGAGCACCGATAGGGAATAAAAATGCCGCAGGGCCTCACCGAATGACAGGAAAATACAGGGGAAAGTCATCAAGTAAATATTATGGCGGTATAAGAAGGTCATTTTATAAGATACAACAACCAAGATCAAGATACGGTAAAAGAGTGGGGACGCCTGCAAGTGGCTATTCTTATAAAACACCAGCAGATTGGTATAGATATTAAAAATTATGAACCGAGCCATTGCTGACATAATACGAGCAGAGATCGAAGGTTGCAGTTTTGTTGATAAGATAGCAGGACTTGTTCAGACAGCTTATGTGGCAGTTAAAGTCGATGAGACAAAAACCGTCAAATCATTTCCTGTGGCTTGTTGTGTTACCGCTGACGACTGTATTACGGGAATGTACAAAGACCTGACACCAGATTCATCAAAAAAATCTGTTCTTTATTTTGAAGATCTCGGAGTGTCTTTTGTAAGCGCCCAGGGAGCAATGAAACTCTACCGATCAAGACTTCGTCTGGTGTGCTGGTTAAATACCGGACTTCTCTATCCTGACGGCTGTAAGAATGGAATATGTAATGCTTCAACCAACGCTATTGCGGAAATCATACGTGCTATTCCGATTATTCCGTTTGATTCATCGCCTTTTGTACGTATCTTACCGGAAGTAGTAAGTCAGATGGTAAGGAGTAATGCTATCTTCGGAAATTACACTTACAACGAGTTACAAACACAGTACTTGCTTGCGCCTTATGATTTTTTTGCTTTGGAGATAGAAACAGAGTTTGCTATTTGTATAACAGGGAGGGCAGAATATGAGGGTTGCGGAACGTATTAACAGGGAAAAAGCATTGGATATGCTTTCAAGATACCATCGTGGTAACATTATAAATCCCACAAAACTGGAAAAGTACAAACAGTCTATGCTCTCCGGCAGATGGAGAAATGGCATGGGTATGCCTATCAAGTTCCGAAAAGGAGAACTTACTGATGGTCATCATCGTCTTACAGCTATCGCAGAAACGGATTGTTCAATAGTCTTTAATGTTCAATATGATTGAGATACTTAAAATATCAATTGTCGGATTTATGTTCGTGGCTCTCGGTGAGCCTACATTTATATTTGCCCCATACCGGAGGCTGATAATGAAACTCCCTGACTGGCTTAATAAACCGCTCGGCTCTTGCTACTACTGCTTCACAGGTCAACTCAGCCTCTGGTATTTTATTTTCACAAAGCCTTTTGATATCAAAGAACTGCTGTTTTTTGTTTCGGCTTGTATATTTATGACTGAAGTGTATTCAAAAATATGGTACTATGAAACTTAAGACAATAAAGTTGGAGGATAAGTATTTTACCTGTGACGGGAGAAAGTTTTATATATCCGACAGTTGTTCGTTTGCTCGTTTCCGGGAGTTTCAGAAACTGGCACTCGAATTCGGTTACTCGTCAAACTTCATAACTATCTTCAAGAATCTCCGTGAAGCATGGGATCATCTTAATAATTCCAAGCAGGCTGACGCAGCAGTTGTGATCCATAACATAATGAAAGGAATAACATCATTGGATGACAAGGATGATCCCTCCATGCGGATATGTGCACTTTTTATCAACGAAGAAAACGAAGATGTTACGAGATATGAAGAAGGGATGATGAAAGAAAAGATCGACTGTTGGGCTAAAGAACTCGATGTAGCCCCTTTTTTTCAATTAGCAGCCAGCTTGGTAACGGGCTGGACATCCGCTTACAAAAACGTTACCCAAAGTGGTTTCAAACTGGAGAAAAGCGAAACACTTATATCGTAAACGAGATCGAAGAAATGGACAAATATTGGAACAACATGATCTATTCTATCTGTGATGGCGACATTGATAAGATGAGGAAGATACAGAAATTGGATGTTTTTGAGTTTTTCGACTATATAGAATCAAAAAATGGCTGATGTAGAACTTGTATTTAAGGTTGATAATGTTCAGGCTTTACAGAAAATTCGTGAGGTAGAACGTGCTGCACTGGAAGCAAATAAGGCCGTTACAGGTAAAGATCAAGAAAGACTTAAATTCCTTGATGAAGAAATACCTCGTCTTGAAAAACTTAAGAAATCCCGTGCAGAATCGTTTGAGACAGACAAGTTGGATGCATATACACGTGAACTGCAAAGGCTTAATGATTCTATTGAAGATTATGAGGGAGAAACACAGAAAGCATCAAAAACAACTCAGTCCTTTGGAGGTATAGCACAGAAAGCATCAATAGTTATTGCTGCTGTCACAGCCGTGATAGCATTGTTTAATAAGGTCATTGAGAGTACCGGAAGAAGTGCAGATAAAGCTAAAGTGGCACTTGCTGGATTAAAAGGCGGTTTTGATGCTCTATTAAGGTCGTTGGCAACAGGAAACCTTCAGAACTTAGGAAAGACTATGGCTGAAGCTGCTGAAGAAGGAAGGAGGTACAAACAGACTCTTTTTGATATCGAGACAGCTAACCGAGCATTAAGCGTTGCCACTGAAGAAACCAACATAGCTATAAACAAATACAATTCCATACTTGATAGTTCTATTGCTACGAACAAAGAGAAAAAAGAAGCTGTCTTGGGGATAGCGGAAGCGGAACAGAAACTCCTTACTGCCAGAGTAAACTCTGCAAAGTTTGCTTTTGAAAATGAGATGACCAACCTTATGCAGATGACAGGCTTATCACGTGAGGTAATAATGTCTTACATAAAACAGGAACAAAGTGTGACCGATTTAATAAGTGCAGGGGAAAAATATAATGACCTACTTAAAAAACGTGAATCACTTAATAAGTCCCTTGCTGCTTCAGGCGGTAGTCAGGCGATCATTGAGGAGATGGTTCTTATTGACAAGCAGATCGAACAACAGGGGATGCTCGGAGAACTTGGTTACAAATACTTAAATCTTCAAATACCAAGTCGTGAAAAACTCAACACGCTTACTCAATCTTATGTAGCATTACTTCAGGCAGAAAATTCCGAACTTTCAGAAGCGGATGCTGCTGCCTCAAAATTCAATAAACAAAATACCGAAACTGTCAAGACATTAAAGACACAAGCTGAAGAACAGAAAAAACTCAATCAGGCACTTACTGATTTTATTGTCGGACTATCATTGCTTCAGAAATATACGCCTGCAGATGTGTTTGAACAGGTAAAAACGATGGTTGAGGATATTATCCCAACCCTTAAAGACTATTCCGAACTTGTTCCCGGCATTGAACCGCCTGACATTTATCTTACTGATGAGATGATTGCTCAGGGACGTAAAAGGTTTAAAGAGGCTCAGGATGCTTTGGCAAAAGAACGACAGAAAGCACTAAAGAATGAACTTACTGATGAAGAAAAGCGTAAACTGATCTATGAAGGGCTAATAACTACTTTTTATAATGTTTCTTCAACGATAGCTGATATTTATGCCCGTGAGGCCGAAGATGCAGCCAATTATTCGGCAATGCTCGAAAGCCGCTTACAAGCTACACAGACAACTCTTTCACAGGAAATCGAACTCTATAAAGCAGGATATGCATCAAATGTTGCTGCAAAACGAATGGAAGTTGAGCAACTTAAGCAGATGCAGGAAGAAGCCTATCGGAAACAACAAGAGATAGCAAAAAAGCAACAGGCGCTTGATACGGTAATGCAAGTTGTAAATCTTTTGACGGCTTCGACTGAGATATTCAAATCATTCTCGAAAATACCTGTAGTTGGAATTCCCCTTGCTATTGGTATGATAGCAACGATGCTTGGTGCTTATTTGTCAGCAAAGACAAAAGCACGTGAAGCCGTTCAGCTGGAAGAAGGCGGATCGGGTGAATACGGGGTTATTCATGGCAAACGCCATTCAGAAGGTGGAGAACCATTCGGGAAAAATATAGAAGTGGAAAAAGGTGAGGCATGGGGAGTGCTTTCACGCCCTGCAACGATGAAATACGGGGATATGTTCCATGACATAGTTTCTTCATTTAACCGTGACCGTCTTCCAGCTTTCAGTCCGCTTGTAAATGTTAATATGGACACGAAAACAAGCAATAAAAAACTTGATGCTGTAAAGAATGAACTGACCAAAGTAAACAAGCACTTCAAAAGGGAGGAATATTTTGTAGGAAATAAAAGAATAATCAAGTCCGGAAATATTGTTCGGATAATAAACAGATGATACCTGAATACAGATTCTATATCACCTATTCAACCGTCACGAGAGAAGTTTTCCCTTGCAATTTCCTATCTACATTATTAGTTGATGAGAAAGAATCTGGAAGGATGTTTTTCAGGCGCAAGTTCAGTGGTGAATTATTGTTTGGAACAAATTCATGGGCTGAAGATGATTCGGGTACGGCAGTAAACAGAAAGGACGACTGGCAGTTCTTATGGGACATAGAACAGTTAGTGCCATGTGAAAAACTCTATCTCGAAATCACTAAAGACGGATTAAGCCATTGGATAGGTTATTTTTCAACTTCGGAC